GTAAAAAGAATAAACTTGCTATTATCATAGCTGTTGGTAAACCTAAAGGTATGGCTTACGGTGGAATGGCAAGTGGAAAAAGACATTTATATGCTTCATCAGGAGCCGCTGTAGTAGACAACTTACCAAACAAAGGACTTAAAGCACTTGCTAAAACAGAAAAAGGCAGAAGTGCTGTAAGAAATATGGGGTTTGATGTCTAAGCGTAACTATGAAAAAGAGTACGCTAATGAATCAGATGCACGAAAGAAGAAACGTGTAAATAGGAATTTAGCTAGACGTATTATGAAACGTAAAGGTCTAGTTAAAAAGGGTGACAAAAAAGATGTTCACCATGTGGGTGGAGATGCTTCAAACAAAAAGAGTAAGTTGAAAGCAGTTCCTCGTTCTAAAAATAGGTCTTACGCAAGAACAAAAACTGCTCGTAAGAAAAATAAAAAGTCATAGTGGGAGAAACAAAATGGCAATGAAAAAGAAAACTAAAATGTATGCCAGAGGTGGTGCTGGAATGAAGAAAAAGACAAAAATGTATGCACGAGGTGGTGCAGGCATGAAAAAGAAAACAAAAATGTACTCAAGGGGTGGAGCTGCTAAACGTAGATAATGTCTTATCTAATAAGCAACGTACCACACTTTAAGTGTTGGGTACGAAGAGAGTTCACTTGTAATCATCAAGACTATCACGGTGAGTTCCTTCACGCAATGGCATTTGCAGTAAACACCATACCCGACAGGTCTTTAAGCTTCCAAGTCGTTTTCACTGGATGTGAGATTGACATGGAAGGAGGACCTGAAGAAAACGTGCATGGTGGTGCAATGTGGGCAAGAATGCCTATTCAAGCTTTAGTCGCAGACATACCCGTAGATGATTGGGCAGAACCAATGGAAGACCACTTATGTCAACCTTGGGATTGTGAGTCAAGGCATCATTCAGTTATAGTTATGGACAGAGTAAGTTCCTCTCCGTGGCTATGTAAGATTGATAATGATTTCTATACAGGAAAATATTTATTTACTGTAGACTACACAGATAGCGATATAGCAGATGATCCTGCACAACATAAGCAGTCACACGTACTATATTTGTTAGATGCAGGAAAATGGACTGGCAACATAGTTGCACTTCCAAATAACAGAGTGAGAGCGACAAGTCCTGCTTTGTGGAGAACTGGAGATGGTGCTCCTGATTTTACACCATCACAATGGATACACTCTGCAGAATCTCATGAGTCTTACTTAGACCCTTCAGTAACATTTAACAATTTGTACTCCGATGGTAGCCAAGCTAGAAACAATAAGAAAAAAAATAAAAAGTAAAAAGAAGCTTGGTTTCTCTGAAAGGGCAAGAGCAGTTAGCAAAGGATTATTACCAAGTGCCGCTAAAAAAAGGAAGAAGTCAAAAGGTAGTAAGTCAAAACATAAGAAAGCTAAAAAAAGAGGGTAAACCTCACAAACAAGCTATAGCTATTGCACTTTCTACTGCAGGTTACAAACAATCTAATCTGAAAGAAGGACCTAAAAAAGAAAGACTAGTTAAATTACTAATGAAAGCTAGACGTGATGTCGGTGAAGCTTTGAAACAAAAAGACAAAACCAAAGAGCGTCTAGCTAGACAAAGAGTACAAAAATACAAAGTAGCTTTAGGAGAGAGAAGTGGAAGTAAAAAAAGCAAAAACGACAATAAAAAAAGTAGCGTCAAAACTAAAAAAAGCTAGTCAAGCTCATGCAGGTCAAGCAAAAGCTCTATCAGCTATAGAATTACGAAAAGGTGGTTCTGCAAAAAAGAAAACTAAAAAGAAAAAAAGTAAAAGCACAGTAAACAAAGCAGGTAACTATACAAAGCCTGAAATGAGAAAAAGAATATTTAATAGAATTAAAGCAGGAGGCAAAGGTGGTGCTCCTGGACAATGGTCAGCTAGAAAAGCTCAAATGTTAGCTGCAGCTTACAAAAAAGCAGGTGGAGGATACAGAAACTAATGCCACATTACACTAAAAAATTAACAAAAGTAATTAAAGGATTGAAGAAGGCATCCAAGCTTCATGCAAGTCAAGCTAAAACTTTATCTAAAATTAATAGAGACCAAAAGAAGGGATACAAAAAAGTTGTCAAGAAAAAAAAGAGATCCTAAAGTTGGTACAGGAAAAAAACCAAAAGGTAGCGACAGAAGACTATACACGGATGAAAATCCTAAAGACACAGTTAGCATCAAATTTGCCACCCCAGCCGATGCAAGAGCAACCGTTGCAAAAGTTAAAAAAATCAATAAGCCATATGCGAGAAAGATACAGATACTTACAGTCGGTGAGCAAAGAGCTAAAGTGATGGGCAAGACTGAAGTTGTCGCAATATTTAAAAAAGCAAAAGAAAGTTTAAAGAAAGCACATGAACGAAAAAAGAAAAAAAAGGTGTGACACTTGTGAGTGTTACGATTGTGATTGTGAAGAGTGCAACTGCGACTGCCACGAAGAAGATGACGAGGTGCAAGGAGCACCTGTATGATAGAGTTTCTTCTTGTGTTTATGATTGACACAAGAGTAATAAATCAAATACAAACTTTTGATGATATTGATAGATGTCTGTACTTTGCAGAACGTCTACGTAAGCAACCAGCTATACCAACAGAGGATGGAAATCAGCGAATAACTGCATATTGTAAACCCATAAGGAAATAAAATGTTAGCAGAACTAGCCGCAGCTAACGCTGCTTTCGGAATAATAAAAAATTTCGTATCAAACGGAAAAGAACTTGGAGGGTGTGTAAAACAGATTTCCGATTTTGTGTTTGCAAAAGAACAAATAGAAAAGAATCTAAAAAAGAAAAAATCTAAAGGTGTTGGGGGTGGTGATCTAGAAGAGTTCATGGCTCTTGAGCAAATAAAAGAAAAAGAAGAAGAACTCAAAAAAATAATGATCTACTTAGGAAGACCTGGACTTTGGCAAGATTGGCAGGCATTCCAAGCAGAGGCTAGAAAGTCAAGACGCTATCAAGAAAAGATGGCAGAGAAGCGTAAACAAGAGTTAATAGAATATGCAGGGTATGGGATAGCATTTATATTTATATTATTCTTTGCAGGAATATTAGCATGGCTACTAGCAAAATGGATGGGAAAGATCTAACACCTTGCGTAGGGATATGTAAACTCAAAGATAATATATGCATAGGTTGTAAAAGAACAATAGAAGAGATTAAACAAGCATATGATAAGTTGGTTAATAAAAATACTAAAACATAATAGTAGAGTAGGAATTACTGCTGCTAGAGAATTGTCAAGACATAGACTTCATACTACTAAGTATGAAGATTTGTGTATGTAGGGTAGAGTATGGCACTTAAAAAATCACAAAGGTCGTTAGTTGCGTGGACAAAACAAAAATGGCGAACAAAGTCTGGTAAACCTAGTACACAAGGATCAAAGGCAACTGGCGAACGTTATCTACCTGAGAAAGCAATTAAGGCTCTTAGTTCCAGTGAATACGCCGCCTCTTCGGCTGCTAAACGCAAAGCGACTAGAAGAGGTAAACAATTTTCTAAACAACCCCGCAAGATTGCAAAGAAAACATCAAGCTTTCGTAGATTCAGCTAAGTTAAAAGAAAAATTAAAACAAGAAAGAATAAAAGAGAAAATAGCAAATGATACAAGCACTAATAGGACCAATCGCAAACCTCGCAGGAACGTGGTTTCAAAACAAGATAGAAAAAACAAAGGCAGATGGACAAGCTAAAGTCGCAGAGGCTAAAGCTCGTGCTACTGTTGCAGAAAAGGTTGCAACAGGTCAAGTTGAGTGGGAAGGCAAGATGGCAGATGCTACAGTGGATAGTTGGAAAGACGAGTTCGCTTTAGTTGTACTACTAGCTCCTGCTATATTAGTCTTTATTCCGGGTATGAGAGAATATGTGAAAGAGGGTTTTGAGATATTAGCAACACTACCTGATTGGTATCAGTATTTATTGTACATAGCAATATCTGCGTCATTTGGTATCAAAGGTGTAGGACAAGCAGCTAAGATGTTGAAAGGCAAAAAGTAATGGCTAAAATTATTGAAACAAATTTTGGAACATTGGTTAATCCACAAAGAATAGCTAGAGGTAGTGCCTCACCTATTGTAAAACAGGGAGCATTCTATACATTTTCACTTAGAGTTGAGACAGATGATATACGAGAATACTCCTTTACAGATAGAGCAAGAGCAGTTCACATGAGAGAAATACTCATTAGTCATTTAGAACAAAGGATAACAAAAAGAGCATGAGTTTAAAAGCCTTGACATTTTTAAAGATTTCTGCTATAATTAGTAAAGTGGGAAACTATTTTTGGCATTTACACGTAAAAGAAATACGTAAACAACAAATGAAATTAGGACTTAGAAGATGAATTTAATTAAGCTACAAGACGAGATAGCTAATGACGAGGGAATAAAATATGAGTTATATAGATGTTCAGAAGGGCATTTGACCGGGGGGATAGGACATTTAATCACAGAGTGGGATGAAGAGTTTTATGGGCAACCCGTAGGAACTAAAGTGCCACACGAACAAGTAAATGATTGGTTTGAAAGAGATATACAAGTTTCCATAAGTGACTGTAAAGAACTATTTGATGATTTTGATAGTCTACCCGAAGAGATACAAAGAGTATTAGCAAATATGTCTTTTCAATTAGGAAGACCAACTCTAAGTAAATTTAAGAACATGATTGCTGCAGTCAACAATAATGACTATCAAGAAATGGCAAATCAGATGGAAGACTCACGTTGGTACAGACAGACACCCAACAGAGCACAACGTTTAATAGACAGAGTTTTAACACAAGGTATACCACATTGAGTAGAGAACTAACAGATAGACAGAAGTTGTTTCTAGAAGTTTTGTTTGACAAAGCTAACGGAGACCCTGTACAAGCTAAGTTGTTAGCAGGATATTCTGAGAACTCATCCACATCAGCAGTTGTTGCATCTATGAAAGACGAGATCATGGAAGCTACACAGCTATACATGAGTAGAAATGCACCCAAGGCCGCAGTTGCTATGGTGAGTGGCATGGATGACCCAACACAGTTAGGTATTAGAGATAAACTCGGTGCAGCAAAAGAATTACTTGACAGAGTAGGTTTAATTAAAACTGAAAAGGTACAAGTAGAAGCGTCGGGTGGTGTGATGATATTGCCACCAAAGCAAGGGGGATAGTATGGATATAATGGCACTAAAAATGCAATTAGCAGAGTTAGAGATGCAAGAGAAAGCTGAACGTGAAAAAAGAAAACAAGCTACAATTGACAGAGTGGCTAAAAATCAAATTGAAAGAATAAAAGAACGTGAGAAAAGAAAAAACGAAGAAATAAAAATAATTAAACAAAAGATTAAGGAAGAAAATAAAAGTCCACTTGCTAAAGTAGGTATGTCCGTGGGAGGTTTATCCACAAAAAAATATGCAAATCCTGTTACTTTCGTGGATAATTTAAAAAAGAAAAAATGAACAGAAGTTTAGGTAAGTGGAAGCTACCACAACCAACAGATTTAAAAGAAGATAAAGAGTGGATACAGATACCACGTATAGCAAGGATAGTGCCTTTTGGTTATAAGGTTAACGAAGAAGATTCTAATTTACTTGACCCTATACCTTTTGAGTTAGAAGCCATAGAAGTTGCTAGACAATATGTAAAGCAATATTCGTACAGACAAGTTGCAAATTGGTTGACAACAAAAACAGGTAGAGATATATCTCATGTAGGATTAAGAAAAAGATTAATAAATGAGCGACAACGTAAGAACAAAGCTAGAACTCTCAAGTCATGGACTGAATGGGCAGAAAAGGCAATACAAAAAGCGAAAGCCTACGAAGAAGAAAGAACGGGTGCAAAAGCCTAGTATCGTTGAAGATATAGAGGCTGTACCACAAGAAGAACACAATATAGTTTTTAGACCTAACGAAGGTCCTCAAACAGAGTTCTTGGCATCACCCGAAAGAGAAGTTCTATATGGTGGTTCAGCAGGTGGTGGTAAATCATATGCCATGTTAGCAGACCCACTACGTTATATGAATCATCCACAGTTTAGTGGATTGTTACTAAGACACACGACAGAAGAACTAAGAGAATTAGTTTGGAAGTCAAGAGAATTATATCCTCAGATATACAAGGGTATAAAGTGGTCAGAAAGAAAGATGCAATGGGTAGCTCCATCAGGTGCAAGACTGTGGATGTCCTACCTAGACCGAGATGATGATGTATTAAGATATCAAGGTTTAGCTTTTAGTTGGATAGGCTTTGACGAATTAACACAGTGGGCAACACCATTTGCTTGGAACTACATGAGGTCAAGATTACGTTCTACTGCCGCTGATTTACCAGTGTACATGAGAGCGACAACTAACCCAGGAGGTCCGGGTCATCAATGGGTTAAGAAGATGTTCATTGACCCAGCACCTTATGGAAGAGCATTTGATGCCACAAACATTGAGACAGGACAAGTTCTTAAATATCCTGATGGGCATAGTAAAGCAGGCGAAGCACTTTTCAAAAGAAGATTCATACCTGCTAGATTATCTGACAACCCATATCTCTCAAATCAAGGAGACTACGAAGCGATGCTTCTATCCCTCCCTGAACACCAACGTAAACAGTTGCTTGAGGGTGATTGGGATATTAAAGAAGGTGCTGCTTTCACTGAGTTTAGTAGGGATACTCACGTTATTGAGCCTTTTGACATTCCAAGAAATTGGGTTAAATTTCGTGCTTGTGACTATGGTTATGGTTCTTATAGTGCTGTGCTGTGGTTTGCTGTTTCTCCAGACGAGCAACTTATTGTATATAGAGAGTTGTATGTTAGCAAAGTCCTTGCCACAGATTTGGCAGATATGATACTAGATTTAGAGTCTGAAGATGGAAATATTAAGTATGGTGTGTTGGATAGTAGCCTTTGGCATAAACGTGGCGATACTGGTCCATCTCTTGCAGAACAAATGATACAAAGAGGTTGTAGGTTTAGACCATCTGATAGAAGTAAAGGTAGTAGAGTATCAGGTAAAAACGAGATACATAGAAGACTACAGATAGATGAGTTTACAGAACAACCTAGAATGGTGTTTTTTAATACGTGTATGAATAGCATAGCACAGCTACCAGCTATACCTCTAGACAAAAAGAATCCTGAAGATGTGGATACTAGAGCAGAAGACCATATTTATGACGCACTAAGATATGGCATTATGTCAAGACCTAGATTTAGTATATTTGACTATGACCCTATAGGCAGACCAAAAAGTAGTATGCCTGTAGCAGACGCAACATTTGGATATTAATATGGCAGAAGAAGATATTTTACTAGAAGAAGAAGAAGCAATAGCTTTAAATGATATAAAGGAAAGCGATACAGAAGATGATTCTTCGGCTTCTCAATTAGCAGACTATGTAATGGCTAAGTTTAAAAAATCTGAAGACTATAGATATGAAGATGAACTTAGATGGACAAGAGCTTACAGAAACTACAGAGGAATCTATGGTCCTGATGTTCAGTTTACTGAAGCAGAAAAATCTAGAGTATTCATAAAGATAACTAAAACAAAAACATTGGCTGCTTATGGTCAAATAGTTGATGTTTTGTTTGCAGGAAATAAGTTTCCAATTAGCATAGAACCTACAACATTACCTGAAGGAGTAGCAAAAGATGTTAACTTTGATCCGAAAAAACCTCAAGAACTTAGTGGAGATTCTCCAATCACTTCACCTTATGGTTTCAGTGGTGATGGCATGGAACTCCCTAAAGGTTCTACTGAAAAGAGTTTACTTGATAGGCTTGGACCTTTGCAAGATGACTTGTCAGAAATTAAAAACCTTGAAGAAGGTGTGGGTAAAACTCCTACAGCGATCACGTTCAGTCCTGCGATGGTTGCGGCAAAAAGTATGGAAAAGAAAATAACAGACCAACTAGAGGAATCAGGAGCTAACAAACATTTAAGAAGCACTGCATTTGAGATGTCTCTATTTGGAACTGGAGTTATGAAAGGACCTTTTGCTTTAGATAAAGAATATCCTAATTGGGATGCAGAAGGAAAGTATGATCCTACATTTAAAACAACACCACAAATAAGTCATGTGTCTGTTTGGAACTTCTATCCAGACCCTGACTCTACAAATATAGATCAAGCACAATACGTTATTGAAAGACATAAGATGTCAAGAACAGAGTTACGTTCTTTAAAACGTAGACCATTCTTCAGAGAAAACGTTATTGAAAGCGTTATCATGGATGGAGAAAACTACGTAAAGAAGTATTGGGAAGATGATCTAACAGACTACAATCAAGAAAACTATGTAGAAAGATTTGAAGTCTTTGAATATTGGGGTATGATGGACACTGCTATGCTACAAGAGCAAGATGTTGATATACCAAAAGAACTACAAGACTTTGATGAATTACAAGCTAACATTTGGGTTTGTGGTGGAAAAGTATTAAGAGCAGTGCTAAATCCATTTAAACCAGCAAAGATACCTTATATGGCTGCACCATATGAATTAAATCCGTACTCATTCTTTGGTGTTGGTCTAGCAGAGAATATGGATGACACACAAACTCTAATGAATGGTTTTATGAGAATGGCTGTTGACAACGCAGTATTATCAGGCAACTTACTCATAGAAGTAGATGAAACAAACCTAGTGCCAGGACAAGATCTATCTGTGTATCCGGGAAAGATATTCAGAAGACAAGGTGGTGCTCCGGGTCAAGCTATATTTGGAACTAAGTTCCCTAACGTATCAAATGAGAATATGCAGTTGTTTGATAAAGCAAGAGTATTAGCAGACGAGAGTACTGGCTTTCCATCATTTGCTCATGGTCAAACTGGTGTAACAGGTGTGGGTAGAACTGCATCAGGTATATCTATGTTGATGAATGCTGCAAGTGGTAGTATAAAGACTGTAATAAAAAATATAGATGACTATTTATTAAAACCTTTAGGCGAAGGTTTATTTAGATTTAATATGCAATTTGACTTTGACCCTGAAATAAGAGGTGATCTAGAAGTCAAGGCAAGAGGAACAGAAAGTCTCATGGCTAACGAAGTTAGGTCACAAAGACTTATGCAGTTCTTACAAACTGCGTCTAACCCTGCACTTGCTCCATTTGCTAAGTTTAACTTTATCATTCGTGAAATAGCAAAAGCTATGGACTTAGACCCTGACAAAGTTACTAACAACATGGATGAAGCAGCAAGACAAGCAGAGTTACTAAAAGAATTTAGAGGGGATATGCCACAACAACAACCACCTGCAGGTCTTAATCCAAATGACCCAACAGGTGTAGGTGGGGGAACGATAGGTACAGGACAAGCTCCTAGACCTGGAGAACAAGGATTTTCGGGAGTAGCACAAGGTGGACAAACAGATACTCAGCAATCTCAAGCCGCTGGTCAGTCACCAACACCATCTGAATAAATACATTGATGTGCTGATAGAACAACAGCATAAGACAATGGAACAGGCAAAAGATATGCACATCATATACGCTTGTCAAGGCTCAATAGCCATGTTGCGTAGACTAAAACTATTAAGGGATGAAGTAAATGGCAGAGAAAAAAACTAAGGACGCAGATATCCAACAAGCAGAAATGCCAAAAGGTGAAGTTGCTGACACACAACTGACTAATTTGTCACAAACAGAACTCATGAATGAGTTATACAAAAGAGGATATACTCCTGAAGATATACTTAATAAAGATAAACTTACAGGTCCTGAAATAGAAGCATTAGCGACTTTAAATGAAAAAAGCAAAGGTGGCATACCAAAACAAATGGAGATGTTTGAAGACGGTGGACTAAAGGACGAAGGTGGCGAAGTAGATGAAGAATCAGGTAATGAAGTTCCACCGGGATCTACAAAAGAAGAAGTAAGAGATGATATACCAGCTAGACTTAGTGAAGGTGAGTTTGTTTTTCCTGCAGATGTTGTAAGATACCTAGGTCTGGACTTTTTGATGAAGTTAAGACAAAGAGCAAAGGCAGGACTACAAAAGATGGAAGAGATGGGTCAGATGGGTAATTCTGATGAAGCAACACTTCCTGATGACATACCATTTACTATAGACGATCTAGACATGGAAGATGACCCATTAGAAATGCAAGTTGGTGGTGTAGTGCCTAACCCTATGGGTAACCCAACAGCTATGCCTAATCAAGTTACAACTATGAATAATCCTAATGTGTATAATCCTACTATGGGTCAGACGTATACACCGGGTGGTGTAACTCCATATGCTCCAGCTACATTTAAGTCACTGTTACCACAGTCCTCTACAGGTCAAGTAAAAACTACAAATAAACGATACGTAAATAAAGCGACTGGACAAGTGAGAATGATACCTCATGTTGAGGGAACAAACAATCCATTATATCCCGTGCCTGAAGGATTTGTCTTAGAGGAGACACCCACAGAAGAAAAAAAGCCAGAGACAAAAACAGAAACTACTAAAGTAAAACCTGTAGATACTAGTGGAGATGATAGTGGCAGTGCGAAAGTATCGTCAGCTACTTTATCAATAGGTGGAGACAAAGACCCTAACAGACCTGGATTACAAACAGGTGCAACTACATTTGACCTAAAGTATAATGTTCCTGGACAACTTCCTGGCATATTAGGAATAGCCTCATTGCCGGGCATCATAGGTGGTAAAGCTCCAAAAGGCACTACTGTAGATATGTCAAAAGGCAATATAACTAAAACTGTTTCCTTTGAAGATTTTATGAAAATAAAAAATGATGTAACAGGGCAGTTTGCTAAAGATTTCGTTGAAAATATAAATAATTTAGATAAATTAAACAAAAACACAATAGCCTTTGATAATGTCAAAAATACATATGTTGACAAAACTACTAATGAAGAAGTTGATTACGACACAGTAACTAAGTTAGGTGAAGACATAGCTGATAGACTAGAGAAGAAAACTAGAGATAAATCATTCTTAGGCTTTGACGTTAGCACGTCTGCAACAGATGCATACAATGAGTTGTCAGATTCAGAAAAAGCAGCCTATAGTGACTATGTAACTGAACAGCAAGAACAAGAAGAAACAAAAGACAGAACAACTACAGTTGCTACACCTACTGATATAAGTCAAATTGGTAAAGACCTAGCAGACGATACTCCTGATGATGATGCACCTGATGATGATGGTGGTGGTTTTAGTGACGTGTCAGATGATGCAGGTCCTTCAGATGATGATTCAGCAGGATTAGGAGGAGAAGATGTGGCAAAAGGATCACTTATAACTAGACGTAAAGCGTCAGGCAAAGTTAAACCTAAGTATATGAAGCGAGGTGGATTAGCTTCACGTTAATAATCCACATACTAGCTACTTATCCCCCAATAATGGCTACGATAACCCTAGGAGAGTAAAATGGCTGAACAAGCACAAGAAATGGTGGTAGATGCTACACCAAAAAAAGCAGCATTTATGGCTAAACCTTCTACTCATGAAGATAGAATAAAAAAAGATGAAGAAGAGTTAGAGCTACTAAAAAAACAAGCACTTGGTGAAACTGAAGAAGCTACCCAAGAAACTAAAGAAGAAGTGGTAGAAGAAAAAGAAGAAGAACCAAAGAGTGCTGAAGAAAAAACTTTCAAGAAAAGATATGGAGACTTACGTAGACACTCCCAAGAAAAAGAAAGAGAGTTTCAAAAGCAGTTGGATGACTTAAAATCTCAACTAGAAAAAGCAACTAAGAAAGAGATAAAGCTTCCAAAGACAGAAAAAGAAATAGAAGAATGGGCAAAAGAATACCCAGATGTGGCTAAGATTGTAGAAACAATAGCTATTAAGAAAGCTAAAGAACAATCTGACATATTAGAAAAAAGAATAATAGAGATAGATGAACTAAATGCAAAAGCTACTAAAGAAAGAGCAGAAGTAGAATTGCTAAAGATTCATCCAGACTTTGCAGACATAAGAGAGAGTGACGATTTTCATGATTGGGCAGAAGAGCAACCAAAGTGGGTACAAGATGCCCTATACGAAAATAGTGAAGACGCAAGATCAGCCGCTAGAGCTATTGACTTGTACAAGGCAGACAGAGGTATTGGCAAGAAAGATAAGGTCAAGAACACTGAAAGTGCTGCTATGGCAGTTAATCCGAAGTCTGAAAAGAACGCTCCAACTGCGAACACTAAAACTAACATGATAAGAGAATCTGACGTGCAGAACATGAGTGCAGAAGAATATGAGAAAAACTCAGATATAATCATGGAGTCAATCCGTGCAGGAAACTTCGTATATGATGTATCAGGTTCTGCTAGATAAAAGTGTTGACAAATAGTTATTTATAAGTATAACTATATGTAACTAGACGTGTGACCCCTAGTTCTAGGACACTCACACTCACCTTAAAAACCTTGGAAGCCTACCTGATGGTATGAGCCTGCGTTTAAATAGCTACTAGACGCACAACCTCAATATACTATTAGCCGATAACAAGAAATCTGTAGTATGTTTCATACATACATTCGTTTATTTCAATGGAGATAAAAATGGCATTTAAAACTGCAGCAGGTTATGGTAATCTGCCTAATGGTAATTT